TAAATGAATAAGAAAGACCTTTTTGCTATGAATCTTCAGTTTTTTGCTGATGAAGATAATAGCGCAGACGCAAACGAGACTGTCACCGTCGAACAGTCAGAAGGCGAAGAAGTAGCAGAAGCTGAACCCGAGGAATCCCAAGGCGATACAGAGGCAGTCGCTGAGCCTCAATTCCAAACAGAGAAAGCTAATGCAGCGTTCGCTTCTATGAGAAGAGAAGTAGAAGCAGCAAGGCAAGCCCAAGCAGAGATTGATTCAATGTTCACTAAGCAGTTTGGACAATACACAAATCCTGAAACGGGAATGCCGATACGGAGCGCAAAAGATTACATGGACGCAATGGCAGCTCAGGAAAGAATGCAAGTTCGTGAGCAGCTAAGAGAAAACAACATCGATCCTAATGTAATCGATTCTCTTATTGCCAACAGTCCCGCAGTACGCGAGGCAAGAGCAATGACAGCGGAGTTAAACAGTTACCGGGCAAACAACCTCATATCAGAGGACTTTAAGAAAGTGCTTGCACTTGACCCCTCAAAGAGCAGTGAGGCAGACATTATAAACGACCCGTCTTATGACGCAGTTGTTGGATATGTTCAGACGCACCCCGGAACAAGGTTTGACGAAGCATACAAACTTGTAAACTTCGACAGGCTTACAAACTCTAAGGGAGCAGCAGCGAAGCAAGCCGCGATCAATGAAGTCAAGTCAAAGAATCATCTTTCAACAGGAACGTCACTTGATATTCCTAACACTGAGGAAGAGATTCCCGCTTCAATGCTTGAAAACTTCAAAGAAGCCTTCCCTGAAAAATCAATGAAAGAGTTGAAAGCCTTGTACAACAAAACACTTTCATCCAGGAGGTAAATTATGGGAGTAACAATCAGACGTTCAAACGAACTCGCAAATAACAGAGAGTGGGACGAGTGGGCTACACTGCTCGACGCTTGCATTTTTGATTCAGACGCACAGAGAAACAAATATGACGATATCGTATCTGCAATCTCAATCGAAAAAGGTTCTAAGAGATGGGGCGAGAAGTCAATCACAATGGGAGGACTTGGCGACTTCCAGGCAAAGGCTGAGGGCGAGAACGCTAATCAGGACACATACGAACAGGGCTACGAGAAGTTCGTACAGCACGCAACATTCGCAAATGAAGTTGTTATCTCTAAGGAGCTTAAGGACGACAACATGATTGACGACGCTAAGCAGAAAGCAATCAATCTCGTTCAGGCTTACAAGAGAACCCGTGCTAGACTTGCAACACAGGCGCTTGTAAACGCAGTAGGCGAGACAGAGAACATTTCGTTCAACGGTGCAACAATCGACGTTACTACTGGTGATGGAAAAGCACTCTTCAACGAGGCACACACACTTAAGTCAATCGCCGGCGCTACACAGTCTAACTACTTCTCAGACGTACTCGGCAGCAACACAACTGTTCTCAACAAGGCTTCAAACAAAATGAGAAACTTTAGAGACGACAGAGGAAACGTTTTAGGATTCGTTCCTGATACAATCATCCTTCCCGGTAATGATCCTGAGTACGAAGATTTCGTAAAGAGAGTTATCGGTTCTGACGGAGAGGTTGGTTCAGACCACAACGATATCAATACTCAGCGTGGTAAGTGGAAACTCGTTGTTGATCCTGAGTGGCAGCCTGTTATCTCAGCAACAAATCATCCTACAATCCTTCTTTCCTCAGAGGCTATGAAGGCTCTTCAGGGAACAAAGTTCTATGACAGAACAAAGCTTGATATCTTGACAGACACAGACGTACACAGCAGAAACCTTACATACAACGGCTTCGCTCGTATGTCTATCACATTCCCTAACTGGAGACACGTAATGTTCATCGGTTCTTCCGACGCAACAATGACACTCGACACTGCAACATCATATTGATAAAGGGCGGGGGCGGGAAACTGCCCCCTTCTTTTTAAGGAGATTATATGTATATCGGTGAAAAATTTGAAAAAAACGGAAAGATGTATGAAGTAACTTCTGTTTATGCCGGTGGATATGGTTTTAAGGAAGTAAAAGAAACAAAAGTCGAAATCCCGGTGTTTAAAGATGAAGAAGAGGAAAAGCCCGTTGTTAAGCGGGGAAGAAAGAAGAGTTCATAATGACTACTTGGAGAGATATTAAATTTACAACTTTACAGAAGATGTTTTCCATAACGGGATCATCAACATCTATTCCCAATGATTCCGCGACAATGGAATACATCAACGCTATGCCAGCGGCTTGTAATGAGGCATTAGAGCTTCTATCTACTGCGGGTAAGTTTATTATCAAAGAATTTACTTACATCAACTATCCCTTTGACAATATGCTCGGGAAAGACACATTCAAGACCGAAACGATAGTAAATGACACAAGAGTTTATGAAATGGACGGTGCTAAGAGTTATTACTTTAGGATAGCCGGAACGCCTGATTCTTGTAAGCTATACATCGGGGGTATTGAGAGTGTTGATTTCGAGGTTGATTCAGATGGATTCACAGCATACAAAGGAAACATCCCGTTCACGGGAGAAGAGGAAGACACTACTGTACAGCTTGTTATTGTGGCTTCTTCTCCTGTTAATGTCGCTAATGTATGCTTTTATAACTGTACATTTAATTCTGATGATAAAGTCCCTCAGTACGAGAAGTATATAAGGCTTAACTTGTCTGAGCTTCTAACTGATTTCTACCAGCTTGCGCCCGCTGAGTTATATTCACTTGGCACAACGGGCAATGATTACATCGTAGCTGATGAATACTTCCAAGAGGCAGACAAGACATTAGTAATTCCAAGAGATAAGCAAGGAACATTCATTATCCATTATAGGGCATATCCGCAGCAGATAACCTTGGAAACGCCCGATGATGAAGTATTAGCACTTGATCCTGAAGTAGCAGCAATCATTCCTTTGTATATGGCTTCACAACTTTTTAAAGACGACGACCTGTCAATAAGCACAGTTTATAGAAATGAATGGGAGGTCGCCCGTGAAGCACTGTCACAAGGGGCTATGGTACCTAAAAAAGAGAAATTTATTCCTTCTAGTGGATGGGCTTAAAAATGGCAATTAGTTTTAATATACCAAAAAGTCCGGCTAAACAAGTATATGAAGCTACATCATTCCTTGGAGCAGATTTTACTTCGGAAAGCTCAACGGTTGACGATACAAAGTCGCCTAACGTTGAAAACATGATTCGTTCCGTTCCGGGTAAAATCCGCAAGAGAATGGGCTATCAGAAATTGTTTGATTATGGAGCGCCTATTTATGGAGTGCACCATTTATCAACTACTGATGTATGGCTTGTCCATGCCGGAACAAAACTTTATAACTTAAGAGCGCCAAAAGGTAGCGACTGGAAAGATCACCTTGAAAACGAAGTGGTAGACGAAGAGCAGTCAAACATCGTTCTTTTGAACGGTGACGTTGAGGAAACAGTTGTCTATTCCAACATGGCACAGCATAGGTCTGTATCATTCCAGCTTAATCAAAAGTTAGTTATCCTTGACGGACACAAAGCCAAGATATATGACGGTGACACAGTAAGAACCATTGAAGAGATTGCTTATATCCCTACACTTACAATCTCAAAGAATTATAACGGTGGTGGCACGGACTACGAGCCTTTGAATCTATTACAGCCCGCATTTATTGAGCAGTTTTTGGTTAAGTCAGACCAAGGCACAGTAAAGTCATTCCAGCTTACGTTTGGAGGGCTTGACGCAACAACGGTCAAAGCATGGCTTCTTAATTCCTCCGGGCAGTGGATAGAGAAAAGAGAGGGAACAGACTTCTCAGTTAACAGAACAACGGGAGTGGTTACATTTACAAACGCCCCCGGTGCAAGTCCTATTACCGGTGAGGATAACGTCAAGATTCAGGCTTACAGAACCGTTTCGGGATATGCAGATAGAATAAACCATTGTACGATAGGTGCTATGTTTGGTGTTAATGGTGCAAATGATAGATTGTTTGTATCAGGAAACCCAGATCAAGGCGTTAAGAACGGACAGCTTTATTCTTATATAAACTGCGACTGGTTTTCACAGCAGTACGACCCTACATATTTTGCTGATGTATGGTACGCGAAGCTTGGAAATGACGCCTCGGCTATCATGGGATATTCCATTATAAATAACTACCTTGCAGCGCATAAGGACTTTAACGAGCTTACACAGTCAATCCTTATACGTGAAGGCGATTTGGTAGATGATGAACCCGTCTTCAAGGTTATAAATACCCTTCAGGGTGCCGGAGCTATTTCAAAGTATTGTTTTTCATATCTTGCCACTGAGCCTGTTTTCCTAACTCGTTTAGGAGTATTTGCAGTTACCGCACAGGATATCACGGGCGAGAAATACGCACAGGATAGAAGCTATTACTTGGAAGGCAAGCTCTTAAAAGAGCCACATCTTGAAAACGCCCATGCTTACACATGGAAGGACTACTATATATTATCAATAAACGACCATCTGTATGTTTTGGACGGTTTACAGCCAATGCACACAGATAAGTCAAGACCCTATGCAACTAGACAGTATGCTGGTTTTTACTTTACCAACATTCCGGCTAGTTGTTTTTTTGAGATAGATTCCGAATTGTACTTTGGAAGCGAGAACGGCGGTATCTATAAATGGAACACCGACGAGAAACTGCTTGCTTCCTACAATGACGACGGAGAACCAATCAGTGCGACTTGGGAGACAGCGGACATATCAGAGAAACTATTCTATAAGAAAAAGACTTATAGATATCTCGCACTCAGGTGTATGCCTGAGATTTCATCTTCCGTTGAAGTATACGCACAGAAAAACGGTATATGGGAACTGCTTAAGGACGATACAGTGACGCTTAAGTATTTCTCTTATGAATATTTGAACTATTCAAAACTCACATACTCAACTAACAAAACGCAAAGAGTAACGGCAAATAAGATAAGGCTTAAGAAATTAGATCACGTCAGATTTAGATTTGCCAATTCTAAATTGAACGAGCCTTTAGGAATCAATGATTTTGCCGTTGAATACACTCAGAGCGGAAATGTTAAGTAAGGAGAAGATATGGCATTTAATAAAATCACAGACGAAATGAGAGCGGGGAAGGGTAATGTAGGACAGCCCGATACACCGGGCTTAACTACTCCCGAAATGCAAGCAGTCATGGACGAACTCGCAAACCTGTGCATTGATTTCGTAAACTCACATATTGACGAGCTTGGAGCTGAAACGGCTGCCGGAAACATCGGCGCTTCTGTTCCTGTTGGAGTGACAGCCAATCCGAATATTGGCTCTGTATTATCTGCGCTTTCAGTGCTGATAAAAGAGTGTACAGATGTAAAGCACAGTCATTCTAATAAGTCAACGCTTGACGCGATAACATCTACGACCAAGGAAGGATACGACGCGTTAGTTCAGTTGCTAAATGGTATTGAAAATGTTCAGCTTGCCATGACAGAATCAGACGCCGCGATTCCTACTTCAAATGCAGTCATTTCATATATAGACGATGTTGACATATCGCAGAAAGCGTTTGAGGCGACATACCCTATTGGAACAGTATTTCAGACAACGGCTTCCGTAGACCCCGCTACGCTTTTTGGATATGGAACATGGACACAGCTTGGAACGGTAGACCAATACGGCATAAGCCGCTACGAAAGAAGAGGATAAGGATATGTCAAAAATCATGATATCGGAACTGACGGAAACAACGTCGGCTCCTGACACAAGCTTTATCGCAATAGACAATGGAACAACTACAAATAAGATCACGGTAGCGAACTATAACTCCAATGCGAACGCGACAGCTAAGAGTTATGCAGAGGCAGCCCAAGGATATGCAAGTGACGCTTTGAGCGCCAAGAATGACGCAGTTTCCGCAAAGACAGATACACAAACCCTTGTCGGTAATGCTTCTGATTATGCAAATGCAGCAAGCACAAGCGCAAGCAGCGCGGCTGGTAGCGCTTCTGAGGCGAGCGGATATGTAGGAGCAGCGCAGACTTCCGCTTCAAATGCAGCGGCAAGCGCAAGAGCAGCAGCAAGCAGCGCAGCGGGTGTTGAAGACCAAGTAAAACTTGCAAAGTCGTGGGCTGTTGGAAATACGGGCGTTCGTTCCGGGGAAGCAACAAATAACGCTATGTACTGGGCTGGACAGGCAGCAGCCGCAGCCGGAGGCGGTGTTGTATCTTTCAACGGAAGAACAGGAACCGTATTACCTGATAGCGGTGATTATTCCGCTTCACAGATTACTCACGGCGAATCAGACGTAGCAACAGACCTTGAAGCACTTGCAACTAATAAGCTTGATACATACGCTTCAGACAGTACACAGTGGGACAGCGCCCCTACAGATAGCAGCACAAAGCCTGTTACATCGGGCGGGCTGTATGCGGAAATGGCAAAGAAGCAGCCCACATATGCGGGAGATTCTACCGCTTGGGATTCCACTCCCACAGTTTCAAGTAATAATCCTGTTACATCAGACGGAATCAAGACAGCGCTTGATAACAAAGAAAACAAGTTTACGATTCTTGACGAGACTTTGGCAGCGGGCAGCACTCAAGTAACCTTCACTAATGCAGCGATCACGGCGAACTGTGACGTTTGGATAAGAACAAATAAGCCGGGGCTTAACTGGATAGATATAAACGACAGCACAGCGGGAACCATAATAATCACTTACCCCGCACAGACAAGTCCAGTAGGCGTAAGACTAATAATAAGGGGGTGATTAAATGGCATATACAGATTCAGTGAAAGGCGCAAATGAAAATATTATCGACACAGGGATAACGATAACGTTAAATGCAAATTATACAGCCCCTTCCGACGGATATGTAACAGCAACAACAGGCGGTTATCAAGCGGGAAAGTATGCAAGAATCAGAACTTCAGACAATTTAATCCTTGCGCAAGTATCAAATCCCGCTAACTCTGCTGCTGTCGGAAATCAATCTTGCAGCCTTTATGTAAGAAAAGGAACGGTGGTTAAATGTGACGGCGATTCAGACGCGAGCGCAATATTTTATCCGTTACGATAAAGAAAGGAGCTAATTTATGCCATATTACGAAAGTATGTTCGGGGGGGGGTATAAAAAACCAAACCTATACAATTTCAAACAGCGATAATAATGCTTATTTCGTTGTCGCTTCAAGTCATGTAAAGCAGGATATAGGCGCGAAAGAAATCCTTGCCGCAACGCTTGGAGCATGGCAAGGAAATATTACCAACAAACATGCAGTGTCTCTAAGCTATGTAGAATCTGAGGATTCTCTTTACATTCTTTTTGAGCCACATACATTCAGCAATCAAGATGTTACAGTTAAATTTTTATACAGATAAACGAAAGAGAGGTTAAAAATATGCCTTATTTTGAAAGTGGGGGGGGGTACTAAGTGGAATCTCCTAGATAGCAAGACGGGAACGACCGCCATATTAACACCAAGTAATTTTGATGAATTATGCGTAATGGTAAAGGTGAATCAAAATGATAATTTAGTTCACCAATTCAATATTCCAAAAGCATATATTCCAGTTGATAACAGTAGTATTCAATTGCGAAATGGGTGGTATAGTAATTCAACCGCTTATGGTACGGCTTCAATTGGAATAAATAAAGCGGGATTATGGATAGCATTCGCAACCTATTTAGGAACAGAATATAAAGACAACAGCACCATAACAGTATATTACAGATAGAAAGGAGAACATAAACATGAAATTTTTTGTATTTGAAGCTATGTTCGTAAAAGGGGAGTGGGCAGTCGCGCACCGTGATTACGAAAACAAAGATTTAGCCATGATGAATTTTTATCAGGTAATGGCTTCGGCTTATGCAAATGCAGACGTAACCGCGGGCGTGTGCTTTGTATTAAATAGCTCAGGTGGCGTAGATATGAGTGCGCCTGTTGCAAAGACCATACCAGCACAGGAATAAAAGGAGAGAGTAGTTATGAAAAAGAACATAGTAACAGTAATAATTGGACTATTGGGATCAGCAGTCACAACATTATTCGGGGGATGGAGTGCGGGATTGACTACTTTAATTATTTTCATGGCGATTGATTATCTTTCAGGACTACTCGTAGCCGGAGTATTTA